AGCTTACTGGTGACCTCTTTAGTGTCATTAGGAGATACTCTGCCTTGGCTCACTCATTGACTTTGTCTTTGAGTAGGATCAAGGATGGCTTCATTATTGAGCCGTTTCTCGAAGAATTTAAGGATACTCCCGTTTTCAGGGAGTACCTCGAGTTCTTTAAGAATCAGAGTGCCTCTCTTCTTCAGTATTTGCTTTCCTTCCTGAACTTCGGAAAGAAACTCTACTACGAAGATCAAGAGTTCAAGCGCACTGCGTTTCGCAGATGGCTCGATCTCGAGGCGGGGTTGGGGAACTATCAAAACCCTGAATGGGTTTCCAATCTACGAGTTATCGTCGACTGGATCTTTAGAAGCTGGACTACGTCTGGCTTCTTTCCTAAACATGGTTCTGGTAGCGTTGCAGAACGAGGGGTTAAAGGAGTCAATGCTAAAAACATTGGTTTCTCTGCTTCTGAGAAGGTCTGGCGGACGTATATACGTCCTTCAGGCTCTCTCATTGCGGATTACTCTTATTCTACGACGCCCGACAACTCTTCCGTTAGGGGACGCCTAGGTTCTGACACTTCACGACTTATGTTCGTGCCGAAGGATTGGAAAACGAGTCGCAGCATCTGCATGGAACCCATTGGTTACCAGTGGGCCCAACAGGGCGTGCGACTCTGGCTCGAATCCTATATCAGGGAGTCAATCCTTTCAAGACATATAGTCTTGGAAAAGCAAGAACTTAACCAATACGCCTCTGAATTCGGTTCAAAAACCGGACTCGTTGACACTATTGACTTAAGCTCCGCTTCTGATAGCGTGCCGTTAGCCCTTGTCCGAAGGATCTTCCCTCCGAAGGTTCTAAGGCATATGTTGGCGACGCGTTCGGCGAGGGTCTTACTACCAGATGGGCAGACTCACACTCTGTGTAAGTTTGCCCCTATGGGCAGTAGTTTGTGTTTCCCAACACAATCGATCCTCTATTCTACCATCGTAATGATGGTAGGGCTGTGTCAAAGCCTAGGACGGGATTGGCGGTCTCCAGGTGCTCTCGATGGTGTGGACCTCGATCAGGTGTATAACTATGCCTTTTCGAAAAACTACATCAAAGGAACATCAAAGTACCAGCCTTTTCAAACCTATGGCGACGACATCACCTGTGATTACAGGTTGACGTCAAACGTCATGGCTTCCCTCAGCGAGTTAGGTTTTCAGGTTAATCACGATAAATCCTACGTGGGATCCTCTAGTTTTAGAGAGTCTTGCGGTAAGTTTTATAATGATGGCGTGGACGTAAGTCCATACTTCCTGAAGCTTGACAAGCTCGACCCGGAGATACGTGCGACGAGTTTAGCGAATCTAATAGATCACGCAAACAAGGCAAAGGATTACGGATACGTGCATTTGAGAAAATTTCTACTCAACTGCATCCTTCGATGGAAAATCGAAGGTGTTCGAACCAATGCCTCAGGAATCAATCCCATCCTGTTTTCATCGGATGTGAATGATTCTTTCGCCTTACGTAGTGACAATCCGCGCAACACACACCTGCGTACAAGGGTTTTTAATCCTCGTATGCCGTCGTCGAAAGAGACTAATTATCTCTATCAACGCGATGAGTTGCATAGCTTGTCACTGGGTCCCACAATTAAGCGAAGATTGTCGGAGGAATTTGACAATTATCGCTATCAGTTGTGGTGGAGAGCCCGATACCGCGGGGGTGGGAACGCTGATATATTAGCGTCCCTTGCGGCAGTCGATACCCTGAAGGTGGGTATCACTTGGCGTTGGACTGCCAAGTAAGCATAACCTTATGTCGAGCGAGGCGAATAAGTGGGGGGGTTGATTTCCCCACCTGTTTGAGAC